GCTCTTGTGATTAACGCCTCATTGCTTGTGAACCTAAACTCCATTTGCCAATTTAGTTGAGTTACCATTTTCTGCAAGAAACGGATTGGCCGAACAGTTCCTTGCTTCTGGCGCAACGCATCTGTTGTTTATAGATGGAGACATGCTGTTCAATCCAACCGAAATCATCAACTTGGTCAGGTTTGATGTTGATGTTGTTGGCGGCGTGTGCGCAAAAAAGGTAATCAACTGGGAACTTGTAAAAGAGTTTTTGCAAGCAAATCCAACGGTTGATCCTTATCAAATACAAACAGCAACTGCGGAAACGTGCATCAACTTTTCTGGTGATGGCAACGATTCTCGCCCAGGCTTGATGGAGGTTAAGCATATCGGCACTGGTTGTATGTTGATCAAGCGTGATGTGTTTGTGAAATTAAAGACGCATGTGAAACACCACATTGACGCAGGAAGAGATGGGAAGTCCACACCTGTTGCAAAGCCACTGTATTTTGATTGCAGCACTGACGCTGGAGGTTACTATCTCTCTGAGGACTATCATTTCTGTGAACTTTGGCGATCCATTGGCGGCAAGATTTGGGCTGCGTATGGAACAAGGCTAAAGCATGTTGGGACTCACGTTTTCGGTTAATTTGATGCTGAGACAGAAAGGACAACCATGAAGATGCGAAAGCCTCCAAGGCAGATCATTGGGTTCTTTACCGAACCGGATAGTTGGGATGCAAAGATTTTTGAGACTCTTATTCGTGATGAGTTGGAGAACACCTATGGTTCTATAAGCGCAAGTGATGAAACACTGCTTGCGTCAATGATTGTGACGATGGACTCATTGACTGAGGCGCAGAGACACATCAAGGAAGAGGGCTACATAAGCCAATATGCTGCTGGAATTGGTACTTCTGGCTGGGTCAAGCTGCGAAACGAAAGCATTGACAAGATCATCAAGATTCTTGGTGAACTGGGTCTGGTTGCCCGCGGTCGCCCCAAGAAAGTAAATAAGCCTACTGATGTCGATGAACTCTTCACCGCTGCTTAAACCCGCGTTTGACTATGCGATAGGCGTTACTCGCGGCGACATCAAAGCCTGTGAGGATGTCAAGTTAGCCTGCCAGAGGTTCTTGGACATGGTGGAGCGCAAGGATGCGGCTTACGAGTTTGTCCCTGCCAAAGCCGAACACATCCTCAAGTTCACCCGGTTTTGCAAGCATGTGAAGGGTGTTGACGCGGGGAAGCCAATTGACCTCCAGCCGTTCCAAGTCCTCTTCCTGGCGGGCATCTACGGGTTTCGAGCGAAGGCTGACCACTCAAAACGGTGGGTCACCGATGTCATCCTGTTCGTGCCTCGCAAGTCGGGGAAGACCACGGTCGCGTCCATCATTGCGCTGTATGAGTTGATGTTCGGTGATGCTGGTGCCGAGGTGTTTACGCTTGCCACAAGCCGCGAACAGGCGACGATCTGCTTTGACTCCTCGAAAGCCATCATCGAGTCGATGGACCCCAACCTGGCCGCGAAATACCTTATCTATCGGCATGAGATCAAGAAGCAGGGCGACTCGACTTCTACCTATCGGGCACTGAGCAGAGAGAACCGCAAGACTGGCGACGGCAAAAACCCGTCCTGCGCAATGATTGACGAGGCGGCTCAGATTGTTGAGCGTCAGTCGATTGAGGTTCTTCACTCTGGTATGGGTGCGCGTAAGAATCCGCTACGGATGTACCTCACGACTGCCAGTTTCACCAAGGAAACCAAGTTCTATGAAGACCTCAGTTACTTTAGAACGGTTCTTAAGGGATCAGCGCAGGACAATGGTCGTTGGTTCGGCTTACTTTACTCCATTGACGCTGGAGACAACTGGCAAGACCAAAACACCTGGGCTAAGGCCAACCCAATGCTGGGAGTTTCTGTCTCAACCGAGCACATCCAGCATATGGCCGATGAGGCATCAGCAAAACCCGCAAGCCTTAACGAGTTCCTGTGCAAGCAACTGAATGTCTACGTCTCGGCAAATGCTGCTTGGGTGGATCGCAGGTTCTGGGATGCATCCGTATCCGCAAAGCCAACTGATAAACCAGAATCTACCTTTGTGGCATTTGACCTGGCGCACTCTCGAGACCTCAACGCTATCTGTACGCTTCACCGATACGCTGAAGACAACTTCTGGGCTGAGTGGCAGTTCTTCCTACCCGAGGAGTCTCTCGAGTTCATTCCAAATCACTACCGACCGACTTACCTACAGGCACAGGCTTCTGGGATTCTCAAGCTCACTCCGGGTAATGTCACTGACCACGGGGAAATCGAGGCGTACATTCGTCAGCTATGTGAGGTACATGAAATAAAGCAGATCAACTATGACCCCTACAACGCAGCGGCGCTGATCGCCAACCTGTACGCTGACGGTCTGCCGGTGGTCAAGGTGGGCCAGGGTATGGCTATGCTGTCAGCCCCAAGCAAATTGACAGAAGAGTTGATCATGCAAAAGGCTATCCACCACGATGGGAATCCTTTTGTAGGCTGGCAACTCGAGAACTGCGAGGTTTACAAGGATGTGAACGACAACATCAAAGTGCGGAAGAACGAAGCAGACCCATCAGCAAAGGTTGACGGCATCATTGCGATGATCATGGCAGTTCACGCCCACATTGATAACGTATTCGTCTCAGATTCGTTTGGTTTCAGATCGTTAGAGTGGTAATATGTAGGAAAAGGGGTCTGACATGGGCATTTTGGACGTATTCCGTAAGAAAACGACGGCCAAAGAGGCTAATTCTTTGTTCGGTCAAACCGCACTTGGTAACCAAGTTGCGCGGCAAACTTCCGGCAATGGCGCTCAGAATGCCCAACTTTTGTATGTCACGACCAGTTCAGTAAATGATGCTGGCCGACAGATCAACGTAGGCACCCTGAGTCGAAATTCGACGGTGATGGCATGCATTGGTGCCAAGGCTCGAGCGGTAAGTCAGCTCCCTTTGCGCGTCATGTGCGAGGTTGAAGGAACCTATGTTGATGCCATTAAGGATAAGCGTGTAACTGCAAGAGATCGAATCAAGGCCAAACAGGTCTTTAATCTGCTGCAAAGCCCCAACCAATTCCAGTCCCAGTACGAGTTCTGGTATCAGTGGCTTATGTGGCATGAACTGACGGGCGAGACGTACACCCTCTGGTGGCGCAAAGACAACGAGAACCCGACCCAGACGCCTTCCGAGATGTTTATCTTGGACAGCACGATGGCGACGATTCAGATTACTCCTACGCGCTACCCTCTCTATCGCCTGTCTACGTCCTCCTACGGGTTCTCCAAGGACGATCCGCTCCAGGCCCATCAGGTCATGCACTGTATGGACATGGCTTGGCAGGGTACTGGCGGCTTCAACAAGGGCATTCTGGCGGTGGAGTTGGTCAGTCTGGATCAGGACATCGACCTGTATTCCAACTATGTGATGTTGAACGGAGCCAAGCCATCTGGCATGTTCGTTACCGAGTCAGTCATCCCTGACGGCAAGTACAAAGAGATTGCTGCTCGACTGAAAGAGGCTTGGGCGAACATGACGGGTTCCCAGCGCACTGATCCCTCGAAACCAGGCCAAGGAATGCTGCTTGATCAAGGCATGAAGTATGTTCCTTTGGAGATGCTGACCCTGCAGGACGCTGATGCGCGTGAATTGAAGCTGCAGACCATGAAGCGCTTGTGCGGTGTGTTTGGTGTGCCGCCTTCCATGATTGGAATTGGGGAATCCAAGTACAACAATACACAAACCATGTTGGATGAGTTCTACAAGTCCACCATCTACCCAGTTCTGGTCAATGTTCAGCAGAAACTGAAGCAGCACCTCCTTTCTGGCTATCCAAATCTTTGCATTGAGTTTGATACTCGCAACTTCCTCAAGGGCGCTCCTCTGGATCAGATGAACTTTGCCAAGGCGGGTGTCTCTGGCGGCATCATGACCCCCAACGAGGCGCGAGAATATCTGGGAATGGCTTATTCAAGTGATGAGTCTGCTGGTAAGTTGGTTTCTAATGCAAAGGATCAGAATATCCCAGGCTCAAGCCCCCAAGACACTGGTGGTGGTGGTGGAGCGCAACGTCAAAGGATGAACATTGGCACAACTTGACCCGCGAATTCTGGTAGCATTGGCTAATCAGGTGCGACAATCTGTTGCATTTGATGCTAGGATCGCCCCTAAAATACAAGATACTGACCAAAGTAAACTAGGGGTCATCAATGAAACAACTGCAATTAGTCTGCGAAGCAAAGCTCAGTCTCCCCGAAAAGGCAAGCCAAGAGCCAACGGGAAAGATTGAAGCCCGAGTCACCACTTGGGGGGCACGGGAAGGCGCAGACGGTCGCAAATTCTTCTACAAGCCTGAGGGTTTCGCTACCTGGGCAGAAGAGTTCTCTAAAGCGGGTCGCCCGCTTCCTATGTTCGTCAATCACGCCGCGGATGCCATGCCCGTTGGACAGTGGGATTCGTTTGAGTTTGACGATGAGGGCATGAACGCAAGTGGTCGCTTGTATCTGAACACCACTGCTGGTTCGGATATGTACCAAATCATGACCGAGAGTCCTGCCATGTTTGGTGGGGTATCCGTTGGTGCTTATGCCGATGAATACAGCATGGTCAAAGAAAACGGTGATATGTGCGATCAAGGCGACATGGACGATGGATACTTTCAAATCACCAAGGGTGGTTTGCGAGAAGTCTCTGTTGTCATGTACCCCAATAATCCGGCGGCAGAGGTCAAGAAGTTGGAGTTCTTCCGACCTGATGGCACTGCCGATCTGAAGGTTTTGGAATTGGCCTTGCGTGATGCTGGGTTGTCCAAGAAGGATGCGGTCACTTCCGCATCTATCTTTAGGCGAGTGCTTGAACAGCGTGATGTTGTTGAAGTCAAGCCTGATGCGCCGCCCCAGAGGGAGTCTGATGCGGATGTGACCGAAATGGAGATTCTGAAGGCTCTTGAAGAGCGCGAACTTCTCAAACTCCTATCTCAACGACTGAAAGGTTAAGCATGTCTCAAGTTATCCTCGAAAAGCTGGACGCAATCGAAGCCCAGCAAGTTGCCAAGATCGAAGCTGCGGTTGAAGCCGTCAAGTCGGAAGTCACCGACAAGATCGCTTCGCTGGAGGCAAAGGTCGCCCAAGTGCAAGCCCCCGCAATCGTCCGCGAACTGCCCAAGTCCGTTCGCCAGGATGTGAACCGCGCTGTTCGTGAGCAACTGAAGTCTTTCTCTTCTGGCAAGTCCCATTTTGAGAAGGAACTGGTGATGTTCCAGAGCGAAGAGCAGATGCAAGCCTACTTGAAGGAAGCCTCTGCGCTGACGGCTGGTGGTGACGGCAAGGGTGGGCGTACCGCTTATGACCCGATTTTTGCTCAGTTGCGTCTGGCAAACCCGATGCGCGGCCTGTCCCGCACCGTGACCACCGATGGTTCTTCGTATCAGTTTCGCGTGAAGACCGGCAATGCTGGCGCACAGTGGGGCTACGGCGTTCAAAATAACGGTGCCAGCACGACGGAAGACACCAGCATTTGGCAGATCGTCCTCAAGGACATTAACGTCCAGTTCCCGATCCGCACTGCGTCTTTGGATGACATCGATGGTCTGGAGTCTGTGGTTGTCGATGACATGCTGCTGGAGTTCGCTCAGGCTGAAGCGCAGTCGATGGTGCAGAACAACGACCAATCCGGTACGGGCACTTCTGTGACCACGGGTGGTGCGGATGGCCTGCGCGGTCTGGATCAGTATGGTGGTGCGAATGCTACCTACGCGGGCGGAACGACCTCGGCATCTGCTCTGGGTTCTTCTGGTACGGGTTCTTCGTCTGGCTTGCATAGCTTGGCGACCTACGACCAGTTGACCTCTAACGTCAATACGGTTGGTGCTAACAACATCATCTATACCGACGTTATCAACATGATCTACGCACTGCCCCAGGAATACTGGACCCCGGCTTGCAAGATCATGGTCAACCCCATCCTGCTGAACGGCATTCGCGCTCTGCGTGACACCCAAGGCGCACCGATCTTCAATCGTAACGAAGGTCTGAGCGTTGACGGTATCGTCGGCCAGTTGCTGGGCTTTGATGTGGTGGTCAACAAGTACCTCGACAACCCGTCTCAGCCGACGACTGCCGCTGCTGGTACTGCCTCTCGCTACCCGATGTATTTCGGTGATTGGCAAAAGGCTCACACCATCGTGGATCGCCTGAGCATGGTGGTTCGCCGCTACGACCAGACGGCTCCTGGCTTCATCACCTTCTACGGTGAAAAGCGTCTTGGCACCTCGGTGAAAGACCCGGCTGCACTGATCCGCTATCGGTCTACCGCAACGGCGGCGGCCTAATGGAGGGGGGTTCGCCCCCCTTTTTTGACAAAGGAAACAGTCATGATCGAACAAGTCCTTGACGGGATCAAGCAATCAATCCACGAAAATCGACGGGTAACCATGAACCTGTCGGAAGCCTCTGCATTGACGGGTTCCGGATTGGACAAGGGTGGTCGGACTGTTTTTGATGATGCTTTTGCTGCATTGCGTCAGAGCAATCCATTCCGCATGGGTTCTCGCGCAATGCCGGTGAACGGATCGGATGCAGTATTCGTCGCAAAGACGGGTAACGCAGCAAGTGCAACACCTTGGGGCTATACGCCTGGGAATAACGCTGGCACTCCGAATATCGACACGGTGATTTGGGAATTGCCTGTGCGGTGTGTGGCTACCAGTTTCCCAATTCGCACTGCAGTCCTGAGTGATGTCAACAATCTGCAAGCCACCTTGGTTGAAGACCTGATGCTTGAACTCTCTGCTCTAGAGGGTGCGAGCATGGCAGTCAACAGTGACCAAGCCGGTTCCACTACGACGGCCACAGGTGCCACGAACGGTCTGCGCGGCCTGGACATGTATCTGGATGGTGCCAACAGTGCATACGGTACTAGCGGCATTGCGATCACCAATGGCATCCACACGATTGCCACCCAGACTGCTACGACAGCGATTGGTTACGGTGACCTGACTGCTGCTGTTGGGAAATTGCCTCCTCAGTACTGGTCGCTGCCTGGGAATGCTTGGCATGTGGCCCCCGCGACGATCACTGCCCTGCGGAACCTCAAAGACCTGCAAAACCTTCCGCTGTTCCTCGAGATCGGTGATGAGGATGGTGCTGCTGTAGGCCGGATGTTCGGCTTCCCCGTGATCCCCAATCCTTACCTGTCGGCAACGTACCCGATCTACCTAGCCAATTGGCCCCAGTTCATGACCATCGGTGATGGCATGATGAGCATCCAAATGATGGATCAAACTGCGCCTGGATTCGTTACGATGTACGCGGAGAAGAGAGTTGTCTCCACTGTTCGTAACCCGTTTGCTGGAGTGCGGATTAAGCTATGAGTGCTGCTGACCTGAGCGTTTATCAAGGCGCAAACCGCAATCCCTTCAACTACTCAAAGGTTGAGCAGCTATCTAGGGATTCGGTCACGCCTTGGTTGACTCTTGCGGAGATGCGAGATCAGGTCAATTTGTATGGCGACACCAGTCAGGACGACTATCTGAGCCAGCTTGAGGTTGGGGTTCGTCAGTACATCGAAGACTACTTGGGGATGCCGATCTTCCCCATCCAGTACCGTGTTTACTACGATGCTGGCAGTCTTTACGGTGTTCCACTGAGCCTCGACCTTCCTGCGGTAAGCCAGAACTTCTACGCGAATCAGTCTGGTGTCAGTGTCAAGGCAGTCAAGTATTGGAATGCGTCCAATGTGCTGACGACGGTTCCTGTAGCCAACTACTACTACGACCAAAGCGGCGACAAGGTGATTGTCACTACGTTGCCCACAGACATCTCCACCGATAGGACTTCACCTGTGTTCTGTGAGTACACGGTTGTTGCCAATCCTATCGCAGACTACCCTGTCATTAAACAGGCCGGTTTGATGCTGCTGACCCACTGGTACAACATCAGAACGTCAGTGGCAGAGAAGATCATGCGCGATGTTCCGTTCTCGTTTCATGCGCTTCTGCGGGCATACAAGCCGCTAGTCCTATGATTACGCGCTTTGAAACAATAACGATTAACAGTATCACTACATCCAAGAGTGCATTTGGAGAGCAGAGTGTTACCGAGACTTTATTGTTCAAGACTCGAGCAAAGGTACATGAGGTCAACAGCGCGATTGACATCAAAGACAAGTATCGTCAATACAACGATGTGACTGAGTTTCACATCAACTATTCGCCAAACGCTCGGTCTATCATTGCTGCGCCTGGAAACTACTCAATCACCTACGAGAATGATTCGTGGAGAATTGAAGACGCGAAAAGCACAAACGACAGGCAATACGCAATTTTGCGCTGCTACAGAAACGATCCTCAGACGGCGGTCTAATGGCATCACAGAAGAACCCTGTTGACTACGCGAAGGCGATCCAGGCTCATCTGCAAGCCATTGTTACGCCTGTGCCTGTCTATTCAGCGTTCAACCGGAACTTCTCAACTGAGCCTAAGTTCATCACTTGGATGCTTAGGAATGTCCACCAAGATGTGTATACAGGTGGCACACAGAGCGTCAAAGGGATAGATAGGCCGACGTTCCAAATATCTATCTTTACGCAGGGGATGGAAGATGGTTTCTCAATTAGCAATCAGATACTACAATCTCTGCATGGCTACACCGGGCTTTTCGGTGGCGCAACTTATGGGTTCTGGATTGCCAAGGCAGATGTGTTCTGGCTTTACAACTCATACGACGATCAAAACAAGATGTGCCAGGTATTTCTGGACTGCACGATAGACGTTCCAACCTAACCAAAGGACTTCATCATGGCATTGCCAAACAAAGTGCTGCCCGGTTTTAGCGTGGCAATGTATGCCCAGCCCGGTGCCTCCCCAACGATTCTGACGACTGCTCAGTTGAGCCTGGTTGCCAGCGTTTCTCCTATTGCCGTGTCCGGTAACCTGCTTCAAGTTGAAGCTGTACCCGCGTTCGGTCAAGATGACGCAATGGCGAACTTCAGCGCTGCTGGTGTGCGTCAATCGGACAAGATTCCGACGCAATCTGCGCCCACCTCGCTGACCATCACCGCAGCCTGGAATCCCAGTGATGCCGTTGTCCTGCTGCTGCGGGCTGATGCGATTTCTGGCGTGATTGACCGCACGTTTGTGATCTCTGCCACTGAAGGCGCAAACATCGTCTATTACGCTTTCAACGGTCGTGTGAGCCAGTTCCAGATCGACGCTCAACCTGGGGCCGAGGCGAAGGCAGTTTTCACCATTCACCCGCGTGGCAACCAGTACGGTTGGTCTAACAACGTCTAAGGAGTCATCATGGCTATTCCGAGCAAAGTCCTTCCTGGCTTTTCTGCTTCGCTTTGGATGCAGAGCGCGGCCACCCCAACTCCGCTGACGACTGCTAACCTGAGTGTGTGGGCCGCACAGGTGACCACGATTGTTGGCACTACTGCTAACGGTACTGGCGCTTCTGGCATCCAAGTCCCCGTGCAGGCTATTCCCGCGTTCGGTCAAGACGATGCGATGGCTAACTTTTCGGTTGCTGGCTCACGGCAGTCCGACAAGATTCCTACGCAGTCTCCTGGGACTTCTCTGACGGTCACTGCTGCGTGGAATCCTGCTGACACTGCTCTGCTTCAGATTCGCGCTGATGCCTACAGCGGTGTGGTGGATCGCACGTTCGTCATTGCTGCGGTGGATGGCACGAACACGGTTGCTTATGCGTTCAACGGTCGAGTGGCTCAGTTCCAGATTGATGCCCAGCCTGGCGCAGAAGCCAAGTGTGTGTTCACGATCCATCCTCGGGCTAACCAGTTCGGCTGGAGCAACAACTGATGGACGAGATCATCAAAGCGATGGTCAACCACTACGGTGACCTCCGGGCCTATGCTCGGGGTTGCCTAGTGGACATTGACGAGGTGAACGCTCGGTTGGAAGAGGCGACTCCCGATACCGCAGAGTTTGTCGTACTGAAAGCCCTACAAGATGCACATACAAAACACGACGGACCTGCTGAACTTCCTATTGAACCAGAGCGAGTCGAGGAAGGATTGGTTCGGGTTTACCCAGCAGAGGCTGACGGCAGTTAATCTTGCCCATGAGATTGCCAAGCGTCACGCCGACAAGATGACACCACAAGAGGTTGTCAAGTATGCTGTAGAGTTGAACGACAACATTTATCAATCCATCATCAAACCACGATAAGACATGAAACACTTCGGCGACATCTCATCCCTTCGAGTCAAGACGTTTGAACTTGCGGGGCATTCCTTTAAGGTTCGCATTCCTGTCCAGAAAGAAATGGACACGATGCAGGAACGAATCGAACAGATCGACCCCCAGGCTTTCCAAGAGCGTTTTGCAAAGGCTACCAAGGGGATGGAACTGGTTGACGGTGATGCGGTCATTGACGGACGTTCCACGAAGGAACTGGTCGAGACTGCCATGAAGGTGGAGAACCGGATCACCGAGATGTTCAAACTCTTGGTCCCTGCTGATGGTCAGACCAATGATCTGACGTATCAGGACATTGAAGACGAGTTGCCCTTTGCGGTGCAGCTTGAGATGATTAAGGCCATCCAAGAGGCAATCCAGCCCAACTACGGGGACTCCCGAAAAAACTCTTAAGGGACACTCACGCACAGGCTCGGGCTTATGTCTGGGCTCATGGTGGGTGTCCTGACGAGATACCGAGTGATGACATGCGACACATCGAAATCATGCTTCACGACGGAACTATCGGGAACAAGGCAGTTCTTCTGGCCTTGAGTGGGTTTGCTACTGGCAACCTCAATTCCAAATTGAAGCAGGGGGCCAAATCGTTTGAGATGAAGGATATCCTTCCCTCAACGCATGACTACATCGTGCCTCCGCTTACACCAGAAGAAGAAAAAGCCCAGGTTCAACGATCTCTGCTGACGTTCATGTCCAACTTCCCAGGAGCAGAGAAGTATGGCCTACGTCCCAAATGAGCGAAGCATAAAACTAGAGGGGTTTGCTGACCTTGAGCAGCAGCTCCTCCAGTTGGCAGAGATTGGCCGCGCTGATCTGGTTGCAAGGAACACCCTCGTAAAGGCATCTAAACGGGCAATGGAGCCTGTTTACTACAGAGTCGAGGAGAAAGCGCCTTACGACGGGGACAACACCGGGCCGATCCACCTACGCGACACGGTGAGGCTGGATGCGCGTATCCCCAATGGCCGGGATCGCCAGTCTAAGTACGTTGAAGAAACGGATGCTGCAATAGCTATAGTGTCAGTCAAGAAAAGCGCTGTTTCTTTGGCGCAGGAGTTTGGCACATCTAAACTTGATGCCCAGCCTTTCCTGCGCCCAGCAATAGATCATTTAGCTGATGAAGTTGTTAGAAAACTTGGCAACGAACTAGGCAGTTTTATATTTGAATATGCCAAGAAGCTGAACAGAAAGAAGAAGTAATGGCCTCCTCAAACATTGCTCGACTTGGTGTTGTTTTAGGTCTTGACACCGCGGCATTGACCGCAGATGTAAACAAGGCTATTGAGCAATTTAGAACTCTCAAGTCTCAAATTAAGCGAGAGTCTGAAGCTGCCGCAAAAGAAATACTTTCTCTTAAATATGCCACTGAGGACTACGGCAAAGAGATTTCAAAGGTAACCCAGGTAGAGCGAGAACTCA